CGTTCTGTGTACACTCACGGCAACAGCTCCAGTATGACTTCCTGATGATCTCTCTTGCCTGATATCCCATCATGCTGCTCATACTGGGCCGACCAGGTGACGCCATACTTGTCTATAATCCGGTCCCCTACCTCAATATCGGCTTCAATCGGGCAGTAAAGCAGATATGTCTTCTCCGCCGTCTCTTTGCCTGAACTCTGAGATAGTCTCCCGGTTACAGGCTGCATGAAGCCTTTAGTTCTGCCGACCTCATTAAATGGTTCAGTTGAGAAGGTATCATTTGACACCCGGCGGGTGATGATAAATAAGTCCTTGAACCATCGCTTGATCATCTTATCTTCGGCCTCTTATAGATTTTAATCCCGCAGACAACATCAGAAGGATATCCAATCCCGAGAATGCTGGTGGTCTCTTTCGTATAGGAATAACTCCCGATGCTCTCCGATGAGAGTCCGCCGGTTGATCTTGCAAATACGTCATAGACCGCCATCTGTGTTGAGATCTTCCTCAAGCCAGATTGAAAATGTAAAGCGTAAATTGTAACTGTCGCCTCATCAGCTCCCACAAGAGGGAATTCTCCATCAACAACAATCTGTGATGCTGTGGCTGAAATAACATCATACAGCTCGTCATTCCGCTTTGACCCGATGATTTCAATCGTGTCAGCCGAGTAAAACCCGCCGAATGAATCATTCACATCGTCAATTACCCCACCGGCAGAGAAGGAAATCCCGTTCGATGAGGTCGTATTCGTTGCAAAGGTCTTGTCGCAATACCGGGGTATGATGTCAGTCAATGCCCGGCATACGCTCTGGATCTGCGGATCATAGTCAACCGTCTGTTTCCAGGCAGCAGCCCCTATTGTGGCGTCTGTGCATTCCCATGACGTCCCATCTATAACCAGAAGGTGGAAGGCGACATAATATCCGACTGAAGAATCAAAGCCAGCATCAGGCTGAATATCTGACTCTCCATCGAAGCCGCCATGAAGTCGTTTGACCTCATACATGCTTGTAATCATGCCGCCGTCCTTCTTAGTCTATCGTGGTGTAGATCGGGACCAGAGCCGCGGGCTGGGTCAAGGCGGCACCATATACATACAGTCCTTTCACAGCCTCTCCAAACCGTTTTTCAGGCACATAACCCTCAATCGAGTTCAAAGAATCAACCATTGAGATTCCCATGTTATGCCCGGCAGTCCAGATGGATACAGCCGCATTCTCGGTTGGGACATTGTTACTCATCCAGATATCGAAGTTCGCAATCCGGCCTTTATATCCGTTGGGAACAACGCCAGATCCGCCAAACATACCGAAGGTTCTTACGATATCACCGGTCGGGGTATCACTGAGCATTTCCCCGGCATCCTTGAGAAGCTTGACTCCTGCCGGGCTCATGATCAGATACCTGCCTATCTGAGGCACGTTTGCCTGGTCCAGCATAGCGGCTGCTGTGGTCAGATACCCGTAGATATCCGTCTCTGTCGGGGTGACAGGCGCGGCAGCTGTTCCAATTGCCTTGGATGCGCTCGTATACATCCCGGAGATATACCTATCTACCTCAAGCGCCATGGCGTAAGCGGCCCGGCCCATCGCTGCATCCATGATGTTCGGTCTGGTCTGCGCCTCATCAATGGAATCAATGAAGAAGTTGAAATACTTCTGCTGATCAATTGAGATAGTCGTCTTGTCAGCTGCGAGAATCTCAGGATCTGCAATATCTATGTTCTTCAAATAGTCGCCGACGGCAACTTCGGACATCTTGAATGCTTCAATGATGTTTCCATATGCGGCATCTGCCTGATAATCTCTGTTGATGGCGTTGCCATATACGAAATTCATGTCGAGGTTGGCCAGTAATCGAGCCGACCATACCGTGGCGATCATATTATCTAATGCCATAATTTTACTCCTATGAAGCTTTGATGCGGCCTTCCGCCCAGAGCTTGTTTATTTCCTGCGGGGATTTCCCCTTGAGTTCCTCCATCGACACCATACGCTTTGAATCGTTGATATCGTTGGGGTTCCGGGAAAATTCCCCGGTAATCTCTTTAGCCACGCTCCCTTTGTAATCATCCAGGAGCCCTTTTAACACAATGGCCCTATCTTTCGGGTCTGAGATCGTGAAAAGTTTCCTCCAGTCATCAGAAAGCCCCTGCTCGGCGAACGCTTCAACCAGATTGGCCCTTGCGTCTGCATCTGCCTTTTCTTTCTCAATCTTGGCAATCCGCTCTTCAATACTCATGGATGCCGTCTCTTTCTCTTTTAGCGATGTTATCAGCTCGGAATTCTTCCGGTTTAACCCGGCTATCTCTGCCTTAAACCTCGCCTCCTGATCCTTGAGCTTCTGCTCAATCGCGTCCTGGGGTGTTTCCTCAGCCGGTTTGACATCCTCATTCCCTGCGTTCTCTTCTGCCATTGCTTAATCTCCTCATGTCTGGGCCCCTGTATCAGTTTCCCCTACATTTGTATTATCATTATTCCCATCTGGGAGTAATTGATTCTCACTTTCAACCCGGGCCATCTCTTCAGCCGGGTCTATCTGCAGACCTGAGAGTTCAATCATCGTCTGATTACTCAGTACCATTCCGGCATTCTTCGCATCAGAGAGGGCCTGCAGCGTATTTCTCGGCGCCACCCGGCGGAATATCCGATCAATCCCATTGATATCGTATTCTCCGGCTCCACCGAACATCATCAGGTGTGTTTGGATCAGATAGTCAAAGATCCGCAGCCCCATCTTCCACTCGGCAATCGTTATCTCGCAGTCCATTTCCAGCGGCTGCAGCCTCTCGGATACCTGGTAGGCTGTGGGAGGGGTCCCGCCCTCAACGTAAGCCGATGGGTCATAACTGGCCGCTCCCTCGAATATCAGCTTTCTCAGTGTATCCTGCAGCAGCCTGACGGCATCCGGCTTCAAGTCCTTTGAGATAAAAGAGGCATCCCCATCGGCATCGGCGACAATCACCCCGGCTTCTGAGAGCTGGGCCTTGATCGCATCCGCATCATACCCGAGGCCCTTGGTAAGAAGATAGGCCATTCTCATCTGTCCAATTTCGCTTGAAAGGTCAGAGAGAGAGATGTCATAGGCATCCTGCAGCGATAGGGTCATTTCCGGATTGCTCAGTTTCTCAGGGTTATTTCTTAATTCAACGATCGGGACCATCGGGCGGGATACCGTTCCCATGCCGTGAGAGATAGTCTCTCCGGGTATCCAGGCTCCGTTCTGATGACTCCAGATTGTCATTTCAATCCCGTCGTATACCTCGCAGATCTCCGAGGAATAGCGGAATCCATACTCTGGGAGCTGGGATAGCGTGTTATACATCACATAGGTGCTGATTGTCGGGCTGGGTGCTACATGGAATTCTTTGTATTCATCAATCCAGCATAGGAAGTAGCTGGATCCCTGATCAACGCAATTCTTGGCCATTGTGAGCTGGAAACTCTTGAATGAGGCCCGCTCATCCAGGCTCCTGTAGAAGTCCTGCACAACCTGGGGGATTCTCTCATCAAAGGTCAGATTGATGCTTGAGGCATAGTAGGCAACCTTTGAATTGACGATAATCCTGTCAAATGGTGTGTGAAGCAGGTTATTTATCGTATTCGGTGTGATAGATCTCTTTGCCATAATGGGAACGCCGTCTGCATTCCGGGCATCCCGGAACATAAAGCGGGAGGCGGGCTTGAGTTTATATCTCTGGTTCATCCCATAGGCGATATTGGCTCTCTGGGATGATTCATCAAACATCTGCTCAATCAGTTCTGCGCTGCCAACCATCAGCAACCCCTCGGGCGCCGGGGAACAGGTGGGCGCCGGTCAGATAGATACGTCCTGCCTGCCTGGGGCTGCTCATAAGGTCCGCCCGGGCAACTGGGGGCATCATCGCTCACATAGGAAAGCGGATTCCGCCCTTCTCCCTTGAATGTCTGTATCGGAGATCGAAAAAAGTCATAATAAACCATTTCATTCATATATTCCCCCTAAGCGGACAATAACCGCCACGGAATTACCTTCATTTCACCCAATATTCTCTCCATAGCATAACGTGTCGCATCCCAAATGTCACGTATTCCAATAATATCGTCATTTTTGTCCCATCCGAGGCGTGAAAACTCCTCTAATGCCAAAATCGAGTCAGAAGTGAACCAAACCTTCTGGAACTTGGCCATTTTATCGGCTCCCCTGATGATAGATCCGGCCCCTTTCTTTGATTTCCGGGTTGTGTACCCCTGATCAGAGAGCAATCTCCCCACCTCCGGCCGGGCTGAGTCATAAACTATGGTGATATCCACCGGGCCGAGCCATTCAGCCATCTTCTGCAGCGGGATATGTGATTTTACCCGGGCCTCATGTATGAAGAGTTCTGATCCATCCTCATTGATTGAGATCCGCACAAAGGCGTTATTCCCGCCATATGAGAGGTCCAGCCCCGCAATCTTGGCCCCTCGGGGCTCTTCTTTGTCCCAGATCTCAAGTACACCGGGATAGAAGAGAGGGCGTTCCCCGTGAGGTTTCAGAGATCCTTCCCAGATGTGCATGTACATTCCATAGTCCAGCTTCTTGTCGTACTCCATCTCAGCCCGCAGTACGTCGGGGAACCATGGGTTGTCGGCATAATTGACCTGAACCTTGAAGACATTATCATTATCACCCTGGATAAACCGGGAATAGCAGTAATCATCGGCATATCTGGGGTTCATGGCCATCCAGATCTGAGAACCCGGCTTCCGGACAGTGGGGATGATAAGGCGCATTGATGATTCGGATATTGTCTGGGCCTCTTCAATGAAGCAGAGATTTAGTCCCTCGGTACTCTTAACCGATTCTGGGTTATTCTTGAGTCCGGCAAAGGTGATGACGCTTCCGTTGGTCACGTTGCGAATTTGCGTACCTGTAACCTTGAAGTCACGCTCCCATCCATATTTGTAGATCTGATCCACCAGGAGCTGATACACAGAGGACTTGATTGATGTCTGAATCTCCCGGCAGGCGAGGACTCTTGTCTGCCGCTTCCTCATCTTCAAGAGCAGAGAGAGGCACAGGGAGTACGACTTTGAACTATTATGATTAACTATCCCGTTTCCAATATAATTATTGAAATATGGGACAAATATATCATAGAAAGGCTCTACCCCTATCTCTTCAATTGATACAATGGGGGCAGCGGTGGTATACTCTATGAATGGGATATAATAATCAGATAGAGTCGTATCGCGAATATCGGAAGAAAGAATGTCACAAATTATTTGATGGCTTTGAACCTGATGTTTCAAACAGTCGAAATCCAGAAGAAGTTTTGAAAGTTTTCGAATATGCTCGTGATGGCCTATTTTCTCAAGAAATAGCCCCTTTAATTGGGAAAACTCCGAAAGCAGTTCAGAAAATCTTTCGTCGATATAATTTCCCGAATCTATATAAC